AGAAGGTTCTGCTTTTAATTTTTCTACAACATAATCTTGAAATGCTGGATAATCTTTTTGATAATCATTAACTGGAGCAGTTGTTAAATAGTAATTTTTAAAACCATTTTTATCTTTTGGATCTCTTTTAGTGCTTTTTCCGCTTGCGATAGATGATGCATTTTCAAAAGTATTAGCATTACTATATATGTCTTTCTTTACTTTATCTGCATGTTCTATTAATGCTTTATCTAAATCGGTAAGCTTAGATACATTAGGTTTTTTTACATAAGGAACAGATAATGATGCTGCAAGGTTCTTCGCATAAATAGGATTTACTCCACCATTCATCAATTCATTAGCAACAGTTGATTTTGCAGTATCTGCATCAACTCCATATAGAATATTTTCATACCCAGTGCCTGCCTTATTATTTAATAGATCCAAGTTAGAATCTATCTTTTTAGTACGAGCTAAATAATCATCATATTTATCGCCTAGAATACGTTTTTTCTCAGCTTCTTCACTAGTTGGATCCAACCTTTTTGTAACAGACATCATATCATTGTATCTTTTGTCATTATCAATTTGCTTGACATAGTTATCAAGAGTATTATCTTGTGTAGCTTGACCAAAAATATTGTTTACTTCATCCATTGCTTTAGTATTATCAAGTTTATTGGTTCTAGAAGTAATGCTATCCATGACTTCCCTAACCTTATCAGCTTGACCCATACCTTTTGTTTCTGCTTCATATTTAGCTCTATTGTTTGCATTTAGGAGCATACTGTTTTTAAAGAAATCTTGAGAATATTGGTACTCTCTATCCATTCTTTTTTGATTTTGATTGTTTAGGTCATTCATATATTTTAAAAATTGTGATTGCATATTTAACCTTTAAAGTGTTATAGGTGCAGTGTCATAATGCACATCTCTAACTCTGAACCCTGAAGCTCTAGCTGCTTCTCTTGCGGCATTCTTGTCAGCAATAGCATTATTAAATTTCTTAGCACTTAATCCATAATTGGCATTGGCTTCTTTTTTCATTAAGTTAAATTTATTTCTCTGCAAATTGTAATTTTTATTGGTGTTATATATATTAAAACCATCCATACCTATAGAATATAGTCCTTGAGCCGCCTTAGCAGCATCAGAACTTAATAATCCATCATCTATGGTTTTCATAGATATAGTCCCATCAGGATTTACTGTGCGAACAGTTTCGGTAGTTGGTTTTAAGAAATCATTTTTAAAATAATTTTCAGTTTTGTCTAAAAAAGAAAGTTCAGGAGTATTATTACTGTAGCCTGCCCAAGCCATATTTCCTGTAGCAGGCAGATCTAATGATGAAAGTCCAACACCACTATAGGTTCTAAATTGTGGAATAACATTTGTGAACCCACCCATTCCATTGTTAACTTGACCTGTAGAATTATATAAAGGTGCCATATTTTGCTCTCCTGTTTGTATTTTTATTATTCATATTATACCATAACATCTGTAATTGGAAGATTTGGTATTTTTGCAATATCTGATTGATATTCAGTGCTAGATATATAATCTAACAAACTAGCATTAAATTCATTTGACATATACATTTCAGATACTGCTAGCTGATCATATGTTTCTGCTTCTATAAAATCAAGCATAAAACTAGCAAAAATTGAAACTCTTTCTTTTTGAACATCAAATTCTTTTAATTTATTATCTAATTTTTCAGTAGCTTCAGTTGCTGCTGCTATAAATTTTCTTGCACTATCAGCTTCACTTTCTAATTTTTCTTTAATATATATAGAATATGCAGTATTTAATTTACTTGCAGTAAAGGTAATCATGTCCATTGTAGACATATCTGTAAAATATGTTTCTATACTATTAACTATACTTTCCATAGTAATTGTTGTAGCTGCTTCTGAAGTGGTGGATCCAATATTTGCTGCAACTTGAGGATTCCTAGTAGCGATAACCATTGCTACCTGCATTGCAATTTTCATTGCCATTGGCATATTTGGAAACATAAGTCCTATTCCGTAACTAAAAGCTGTTAGTTCAACTGTAGTAAGAATACCAGCTTGTAATGTAGATAGTCCTGACAATAGTTCAAATTGTCCAGTTGCAGCAATTACAACCATTGCAGCGACAACTAATATAAATCCAAAAAAACTAGATTGGTACCATTTAGTATGAGTTACTTTTCTACTATATACAAATAAAAATAAATTATCATTATATAAATTAGAATATTCATGAAATGATAATTTCTTATTTATACTTTCAGGATAAACAATAATTAATTTATGCAAGTCTGTTCGAGGAATAACTTTAATAGTCTCATTCCATAGATCTGTTTTATAACTGTCGCCAGTATTTACTTCATATTCCCCATCATAACTTGTTAAATGCATTTGTATATTTATAAATTTAAATCTAGTCGCAGATCCATCTCTATTTATTTTGTATGTATATATAATTTGGTTCCTTATATACCATGCAGTGTATCCATCATCTACTGTTTTTATAACTTCATATGATGTATGCATAAAATATTTATTATTTAGTTTGCTTCCTTTAGTCGCTAATATGTATTCGTTTGTAGTTTTAAAATTTGTTATTATGGATTTTTCGATTGTATATGTATATGTAGCATTAATAACATAATTGCTAATTGAAAATGTTTGTGGAGTGTTTAAGACAATATTATTTATTGTCATTATATCGGCAAACAGATGTAAAACCTTAGCTCTTACATTAGTAGAGTCGGTTATCAGAGTATTGTCTTCATTGAATAATCTTAACCCACTAAATATCGCAGCAGTATAGATATTATCATTTGTGCTTACTGTGTCAATTAGACCATCGAGTCCACTTTTAGGAATCCCCATAGGGCTCAATATGTGTTGTAATTTTTTAGTTTTTTTATCTGCTTTTTCAAAATTATCAGAACTACTTAAATGAGTGAGAATATCATCAATGCTTGGAGGATTTTTTTCAGCAATAGCTTCAGTTATTTCCTTCAATACTTCTTCGTTATCTTTTATGATATTATGAACTTCATTAATAGAACCAGCTATAGTTTCTATTATATCTTGTATAATTTTCATATCTTCCTCTTGATCAGTTCTAGGGTAATTGCTAGTCCATTCCATACTGTATGGATCAAGATAAAAACTATACTGCTTAATCGAAATTACTATATTTTTTAAATTGTCTATAGCATACTTAATTGCTTTACCCTCTTTGCTTCTAGAATATAAAACATCATCTGCATATCTTAATGGTATTACTGGCGTTAATAAATTATTAGTAGATATTAAATACATGTCTGATGTAATTATTAAAGATATTTTTACATAGAGCCCAAAAGAGTCTGCACCTGTCAATGTTATGATTCCCGTGTTAAAAGCTTCCTGAGGAGTTTTATTGAAAAATAATCCTACATTAAATTTAAAATCATTTGCTTCATGAACTGAAACGGACGGACCAACAACATTTGTGTATTCCCATCCGTTTTCATGATGAATTGCATCTTTTTGTATAAGGATCTGTTCTACTTTATTTACATCAAAAGAAGTGCCTGTTAAAGATATTGTTTTATCTATTATATTGATTCCATCAAAATCTTTATGGGAAACAACGATCGTATGATTATTTATAAAATCTTTAATTTTTATTTTATCTGTATCTAATGCCATATAATTAAAATAAGCATCCGTAGTAATTGTTGGTCTTATTTTATAATCTATATTAGGATAACATTTCAACAAAGGTTGCGTTATCTGTATAGTAATAACATAATTTATTGGCTCATATTCAACAACCACTACAACTCTTTCATTTTTTGTACATGTATTAATAATAGCAGTAGTTTCAGTAGTAGTAGTATTTCCATCATCATCTGTGGTTTCAGTGACTACTGTTTCTGCTCTTGTTCCACTTGTGTAAGTTGTAGTAGTAGTTGTAGTAACAATCGTATTTTTATCCCCAACTATAGTATAGGTAGCTTTGTATTCATATTCTATACCACAGATAGTAATTGTTTTTGTTTCCTCAATAGGTTCAGGAATAGTATAATAATTTTTTTCAGTAGTTACATTAACACCTGTTGTTAAAGTGTTTTTTGGACAAGTATCAGAATCTTCAGTTTGAGAGCTTAATGATATGTTGTCATCTGTAGCTCTGGCTTTTCCGTTCATAGTTAATATAGCATCAATATTATTAAAAATTTTGTTTGTAAATCCTTTACTTATAACATTATTATTATTGTCAGTAATTGTGATTTCATTAATGTTATCACTAGTTGAAGTACTTAGTGTTTTTACTAAAGATCCATTTTCTATAGTATTTGCTAAATTAGCTGCACTTTGTAACCAATAAAAGCTAAGTGCATTTTTGTTATTTTGCATAAATCTTAAAACATCTTGAGGATGCATACTTCCTGTAAGACTAACAATATTTAATTTCTCATAAGCAACAGGCAAAGGATGTTCAGCAGTATCATAAGAATTGTCGCCAGAACGGGTAATGGTTAATATTGTTTTATCTGGATCAGTCTGTGTAAATAAATTTTTATCTAAATCACCATCTACAATAATAAAGTTATATACTGTAGCATTATCATTTGTATTCTTAGGTTCTACGCTACAAGGTACTTTTAATAAGCTTCCTAATAAAAATTGTAAATTATCTAAAGTAGTATTTGGATTATTGATTTCATAATGAAGAAGTTCAAGATTAGAATTTCCAGTAGTTTCTTTTAATAAGGTTCGCAATACATCTTTGTTAAATTCAATCATTTTAAATGTATTGTTTGTGACTACACCAGCTTTTTGTAAATATTCAGTAGAGTATTTTCTACTAATTTTTTTATACATATTAAAAGATAATTTACTATAAGCTTCAACTCCACCATCCATAAAAGCTTTATTTAACCTTAGCTTGCTGTTTTTCCATAGATTATCTTGTAGTTTTATATTGTCTTTTAAAGGTACAATATCATACCCTCTGTTTACAGTTTTGCTTCCACTGAATAATCCCATGAATCAATCTTTATTATGATTGCACAGGTTGAACAGTAAATTGATAGGTAGATCCAGCAGAAACAAGTATCTGATTTGCTATTTCATCTACTTTGTTCCATGAATTTGGAGTAGATATCGCACCATCTAATTCACTATAAACCATTGCTGTTCCACCAGAAGCTTCTTTATATAGATCTTTAAGCAAGCTGTCATTTAATGATTGTTTTTGTCTGATATATAATTCTTTTTGTGCTTCTTTAACTTCTAAATCCTTAGCTTTTACAGATCTATTTGAAATTGCATTTTCTGGTATTTCTGCTTTTTGTGCATCAATCAATGCTTTATCACTATTAACTTTACCAATTTGAGCATCTTTAACTTCTAAATCTTTAGCATTGCTAGTGGATAACACAGTAGTTTTTTCAGCAATATAGGCTATTTCTCCATCTAGTTGAATTTCTTTTTTATTATTTAATATGTGCTCATCAGGAAGTAAAGTACTTAATTTATATTGTTCTTCTTGAATCTGAACATTTATAAGATCTGTTTTTACTTCCTCACTAACAACCTGTGCATCAACTAATGCTTTGTTTAGCATAACTTGTACAGATTGACTAATTGCAGTTTGTATTGCACCCAAGTATACAGAAGCATAGTCAGATCCAGTTATTCTTCCTGCATCGTATTGTGCTTTAATATTGCTGTTTACAGCTTCCATCATATCATCAAAAATTCCATCACCAGTAACATTGTAATTATTATCAGTTGATACATCATTAGTAAAATCTGTCATTGTTATAGCCATATGCTTTACCTTTATTATAATCTAAATACAACCTACCTAGATAGGCTGTATTAAACTATTGTTCTTTATCTAAATTTTTTAATTCATTTTCATAACTAATAGAATATCTATTCCTCATTACAGTATTAATGGAACCATCAATATTTCTGACTGCTAATGGGATTTGGATCTCTTTAAGTACATTAATGAAGCCTTGTTCTACTTCTACAGGAATATTGAGAGGAATACGCTTTAGACCTAAGTCAAAATGATCATTACCACATGTAACAGAAACTGTAGTTGTTTGGTTGTTTTCTCTTTGATCGTTGTCAGTAATAGTAATTATACTAGTTTTTCTAGCAGCTAATTCTGCATTTCTAGCTAACTCACCTAATCTATTAACAGACTTGTTTACTGGTTCTGATTCATCTTCTTCGACTTCTTCTTTGATAACCACACCACTCGTTTCTTGTGCTTTGTAGTATTCTTCAATTTTATCAGCAAGTTTGCTTTCTCCGATATTGGGACTAAAATGTAGTCCAAGCTCTTTTGCTTCTTGCTTTAATTCATCTAACTTTGCCATTCGCTAAGTCCTTTGTTTTGGTTGTTTAGTTTATTGAGCAGTCTCAATTGCTATATTTTATCTAAGTTACTCTTAAGGATAGGTTAATTAATTTGAGGGGGAAAAGTAGCTAACCTAGCCGAAGCTAGGCGCATTTGCTATATCTATTTAGATACTAACAATGAAAGTTTAAGAAGTTTCTCAGGTTGTAAGATAATCCCTGCATAGAAGAAATTATAGCTGAAGAACCCTTTTGTTCCAAATGGATTAGTTTCACTTACATTCTCTGGAGACTTAGCATGAAATTTAATACGACCCATACCTTTAAGACCCACTGTTGCAAAAGAATCTTGCGTAGGGAATAAGATGTGGTGAACATCAAATTTTGTACCATCATTAGCAAGTGTACCAGCATAATCTGCTGGAATATCAGCACCTTTACCATAATCAACTAGAGCACCTTCAGATTCAATAAAACGAACTTCGTGCATTGCACCAACTTCACCTTGAGCAGCAGTTGCAGCATCACCATATTTGTGGAAAGGAACATAAACAAACTCAGTTTCAGCACCTGAACCACGAGTTAATGTTTCTAAGTCTGATTTAGTATCAGCGTCAATAATACCATAAAATGCAGGAGCAATTGTTTTAGTATCGATTTTAGTAGATCCAGTTACAACTTGTGTATTTTTCTTAGCACGGTTACGAACAAGTCTACGCACTGCTTTGCGAATTGAATCATATGAGATCTTCCAAAGAGCATCATCAGAACCATCTGCTGCTGCACCATCACCAAGTGTTGCTGCTGAAGTAGCTGTACCAGTATAAGCTCTTGTAGGAGTAGATAACATATCTAATTGGATCAGATCCTCATAACGACTATTAGCTAGTTCACCAAGCTCTTCACGGTAGCGTACTTGCATTGTATCTTCAGAAAATGATTCTACTTCATCAGTATAAGAAATCATTTCACCATAACGTGCAAGTGTAGCTTCAACAGTAACTTTTTGAAGTGTACGCTCATTAGTTGCACCAGCACCTTCTGCAAGAGAAACACCTGTACCATCAGTAGCTGCAAGCAATGTTTGAACAGCAGTTAAATCTCTACCAGATAAATATCCTTTAGAATCAAAAGCACCATCACTTAGTGTTCTGTCATACATATGCATGAATTTACTAATTTTAAATGTTTTACCCATTTTTTTAGGCATAAATTTTTTACTTGCCCATTGACCATATACATTTACTCTATTTGCAGCTTTAATACCTACTTTTTGATAAAAATGTGTAATTGTATTTGCACCTTGAGACGAGTTAGTCCCATTTCCATAAGATTGAATTGCCATTATATTTTCCTTGTTTAGTTAGGCAACATTTTTACATGCTGTCTTGCAACTTCTTATACCATTCATCAAATGCTTCATCTGAATCATCCAAGTAGTCAGTCACTTTATTCGTACTGGTTCTTCTTGTTGGTATAGTAGCTGCTTTTCGTCTAGGAGCTTCTTCTTTTACTTTTGTCCGTTGTTGTTGTTTTACTTGAACAGATTCTAGTTCTTTCTGTCGCTCTAACTCAATTTGTTGTAATTCCGCAGCACGTGATTGAGTGTGATACTGTTTACCTGCTTCAATATAGTATTCAAGGTCGGAATGTTTCCCACCATCAATTACTTTCATTTTCATAGCAAGTGGACTAACTTTATCAAAAGTTCCATTTTGTACATCAATATGA